GCAGTTTTTACGATAAAGATTGAGGAGTCATGGCCATGATGATGATCTACGGCATGTTTGTTTTTGAGCTGCGCACGTTGCCGCATCAGCAGTTACAGCAAAACAAAAGCTGGCGGCATGTGAAAAATGAACGCGTTAACCGTTCAGCAAGCTGGCAGTATATCGGGGCAGGCGATGATCGCATCGTTCTTTCTGGTGTGCTTTATCCTGAAATTACAGGTGGCGAAGTGTCGCTTTCGTTGCTGACCACGCAGGCATATACAGGACGCCCCTGGCCTCTGATTGATGGTGTCGGGCAGATTTACGGCATGTATGTCCTGACCGGAACGAATACGACCCGTTCCGAGTTTGATCGCTACGGTAAGGCGAAAAAGATAGAATTTTCACTGACCCTTGAACGCTGTGATGAGGATTTGCGGGAGCGCCTGCAATCCTCATCGTTCAGCGATATGCTGTCCGGCTTCAAAGATAAGGTGACATCATCTCTTAACAGCGCGGCCAGTTCAGTTAAAGGGCTGTTCTGATTTAACACAAAAACCGCTAATGGTCAGATTAGCGGTTATTTTGTTTTCTGACTCTTCTCTATTGTTCCGCTTGATTCTCCTGCGGGGTGGTAACGATAAATCGTCGATGTACCAATGCCGTAAATTATTGCCAGTTGTTTTCTGTCGTGACCGTTTTTAATCAGCCTTGCTATTTGCTCATGCTGTTCTTTTGTCAGCTTCGGGCGACGTCCGCCTGTGCGCCCCCGTGCGCGCGCTGCTGCCAGTCCGGCCAGTGTACGTTCAACAATTAATTCACGTTCCATTTCAGCCAGGGCACCCATCACGTGGAAGAAAAAACGCCCCATTGGAGAAGATGTATCTATGCTGTCGGTCAGACTGCGAAAATTAATCCCTCGCTCCCGTAGTTCCCCGACGAGAGAAATCAGATGTTTCATGCTTCGCCCGAGGCGATCCAGTTTCCAGACAACCAGCGTGTCACCTTTTTGAAGACGCTTTAAAGCGCGTTTTAATCCCGGTCGGTCTGTCTTTGTCCCGCTTAATTTATCTTCAAATATTTGTTCACATCCTGCACAAACAAGAGCGTTTCGTTGCAGGTCTGTATTCTGGTCATTTGTTGATACCCTTACATAGCCAATCAGCACGCTGAATCTCCCGTCCAAAAGCGTAAATCATGCCATGCAGGTCAGAAACGGCCATTATCTAAAACCTCGGTTTACAAGAAACGGTAAATCAGGCTTCTGGCGCATTACAGAAAAACCAGAACGGCGCAGATATTCCAGGAAAAGATACCTTCACAAAAAATATTGGTGCATGTCGCGCTTTTCACAGTGCTATTAGTACAGGGGCAGGGAACTGGACAACGGCACAATTGATTGAATGGCTGGATTCTCAAGGGGCATTCAATCACCCATACTGGATGTGCAAATGTTCATGGTCATACGGCAATAATAAAATTATTACCGATACTGGCTGTGGAACTATTCATCTTGCAGGTTGCGTTATTGAGGTTATGGGTAATAAAGGTGCCATGACCATCCGTGTAACAACACCAAGCACTTCCACCGGAGGCGGCACCACTAACGCTCAATTCACTTATATTAATCATGGTGATGCTTATGCTCCTGGCTGGCGAAGAGACTACAACACGAAAAACCAGCAGCCTGCATTTGCTTTAGGGCAAACAGGAAGCAGGGTTGCAAATGATAAAGCTGTTGGCTGGAACTGGAATAGCGGCGTTTATGATGCAGATATCAGTGGCGCATCGACATTAATCCTCCACTTTAATATGAATGCGGGGAGTTGCCCTGCTGTACAGTTCCGCGTGAATTATAAAAACGGCGGTATCTTTTATCGTTCAGCGCGTGATGGTTATGGCTTTGAAGCTAACTGGTCAGAGTTTTACACCACAACCCGCAAACCCTCTGCGGGGGATGTTGGTGCATATACGCAGGCAGAATGTAACTCAAGGTTTATTACAGGTATTCGCCTGGGCGGTCTGTCATCTGTTCAGACATGGAATGGTCCCGGCTGGTCTGACAGGTCAGGTTATGTCGTTACAGGTTCAGTTAACGGAAACCGTGATGAATTAATTGATACAACACAGGCAAGGCCAATTCAGTATTGCATTAATGGAACGTGGTATAACGCGGGGAGTATTTAATCATGATGCACTTAAAAAACATTACTGCTGGCAATCCTAAAACGAAAGAACAATACCAGCTAACAAAGCAATTTAACATCAAATGGCTTTATTCAGATGATGGAAAAAACTGGTATGAGGAACAAAAGAACTTTCAGCCTGATACGTTGAAAATGGTCTATGACCGTAACGGCGTTATTATTTGTATTGAAAAGGATGTTTCAGCAATTAATCCAGAAGGCGCAAGCGTCGTTGAGGTTCCTGATATTACAGCAAATCGCCGGGCTGATATTTCGGGTAAATGGATGTTCAAAGATGGCGTAGTGGTAAAGCGAACTTATACCGAGGAAGAGCAGAGGCAGCAGGCGGAAAATGAAAAGCAAAGCCTGCTACAGCTCGTCAGGGATAAAACCCAGCTATGGGACTCACAGCTACGGCTGGGCATCATTTCCGACGAGAATAAACAAAAATTAACCGAGTGGATGCTCTATGCGCAGAAAGTCGAATCTACAGACACTTCCAGCCTGCCAGTAACGTTTCCCGAACAACCAGAATGAGGCAAGGCCCGCTATCGGGCCTTAATTTTACTCTGGTTTTTGTGGCCATTCTGGCTTTGCCGTATCCACACGGCTGACCAGAACACTGTAGCGTTCCCATGCTTCCAGTCGTGTGCGCTCCTCGTCTGTTGCCATATTCAGCCTGACAGCGCGTTCCAGCGGCTGGATGACTGATTCAGCTTCGGAAAGCAATGCGGCCTTTTGTAATTCGGCCTGTTGTTGCTGTTCGTCTGCCGTATAAATCCGTTTAACTACAGCTCCATCCTTAAACATCCACTTACCGGAATCATCAGCGCGGCGGTTGGCTGTAATATCGGGAACCTCAACGACGCTAAAACCTTCAGGGTTAAGCGTGGAGGCATCTCTAGTGATGGCGACAATAATATTATTTGCATCGTAAACAATCTTTATTGTGTCTGGCTGAAAGTTTTTCACTTCCTCATACCAGTTTTTTTCGTCCTCGGAGTAAAGCCAGATGACTCCGTGCTTCTTTGTTAACTCATACTGTTCCAGTGTTTTAGCGTTACCCGCTTTTATGTTCTTTAAGTGCATCATATTAAACGCTCGCTACATTATACCAAGTGCCATTTATATACTTTTGAACGGGTCTGTAATAAACGCCCGCTATATTATCGGCAGAATTGGACCCTGTATCCTGAACATTAATACCAGACAATACATGACCTGACGGGCACTGGAAATTCCATGTTTGCCAGTTGTTCACTCCATAATATTGCTGTGAACCAAGTCGAACATCTTTCACATAACGGGAATCAAAGTTACCGTAATCTGAGGGATTAACACGACCTGTAATATTTATGGTTTTATTACTTTGAATACTGCCGGAGACAAAGCGCATAACATGGACGTTATTAGCATAAACATCCAGATACCCGTCGCCATTTTGTTTAAATCCCGTGTCATTATCACCCAAAACAATCGAGTTACCACCAAGAGCACTGGATGTTCCGATGCCCAGTGCACCATTCAATTGACCGCCAGATAATGACAACGCCCCAACCTCAGCAGCAGTCGGTTTAATGTGCGAACTGTAAATTACATATACAGTTCCATCTGTCAGGCCTGTTGGTTTATTCGCTGTATAAGTTGGTGATGTATGAATCGTTACGCTGGCGTTACTGGTATAATCCCACTGAATATTAACACCTGTGGCGTAATTACCTATTTCAACATAAACATCATAGGTATCACCGGATGTATTCACCCATGCAAAATTAGTAAATCCAACCGAGGTCCGTCGCCATAATGCACCAGTAATACCTTTTGGATTTCCATTTCCGGCACGCAGAACCAGCTCAGAGATGCCTGCTTGATGCGGGGAGCCAACGTTAAACCCTGCGCCACCAATCAGGCTTATGTAAACCACGGAACTGGCTTGTGGCATTGTTACAGTTGCCAGTTTGAACCATCCTGCACCACCATTAAAAGACATGGTTGTTGAATTTGTTGCTCCAATATTGCGCAGGAATAATCTTTTATCAGGAATATCTGCGCCATTCTGGTTTTTCTGCAACGCACCAGAAGCCTGATTTACCGTTTCCTGTAAACCGAGGTATTCGATAACGGCGGCAACGGTCGATTTCGCAAGAATATCCCGCCCGACTTTTGTCAGGGTTGCCAGGCTGGCGACATCATTCCCCGTAAAATACGGAAACTTGTCTGCCGCAGTAGCAAGCCCGGCCAGCGCCGTCAGGGTGGCATCTTTCGGTTGCTTACCCGCAAGCGCGTTAGTCATGGTGGTCGCAAAATTCGGGTCGTTTCCCAGCGCCGCCGCTAACTCGTTCAGCGTATTCAGTGCGTCAGGTGACGAATCTACAAGGGCGGCAATCGCAGCCATAACGAAAGCCGTGCTTGCGATTTGGGTATTATTCGTTCCCTGTCGCGCAGTTGGCGTTGTTGGCGTTCCGGTCAACGCAGGACTGTTTAAGGGCGCTTTCTTGTTCGTTTCATCCATTACCGCCTTAACCGCTTTCGATGTCGCGGCCAGTGTTTCAGACGTGCTGTTGGTGGCACTACTGAGCTGGACTATCCCTTTTTGTGCCGTCGTAGCGTCCTGAGCGGTATATTTTGCGTTAGCAAGGTCATACGCGGCCTTTACTGCTTTCGGCGTTGCAGCCTGCGTTTCAGACGTGCTGTTGGTGGCGCTACTGAGCTGGACAAGGCCTTTTCGCGTCGTGCTGGCATCCTGCGCAGTATATTTACCGTTAGCAAGATCATACGCGGCCTTTACTGCTTTCGGCGTTGCAGCCTGCGTTTCAGACACGCTGTTAGTGGCGCTACTGAGTTGAACAAAGCCTTTTGCGGTCAGCGAGGCGTCCGGGTGACGTCGTGACTGTTCATGCTCTTTCAGTTTGTCATCCACGTAATCCACTGTGGCCATCACCATGGTGTTATCCACGGTAAGCGCCACGGTGGCAGTGCTGGATACGGTCAGAATGGTGCGAAATGTTTGTGCACGTCCGGACCCCTCGGCAACGGTTGGTTTGTAACTTTCGGCAGTATTGCCCACCGCGATTAAATCGCCGTGCTCATCAAATACACCAATTTCCCGGATCCAGAATCCGCCCGTTTCAGGAGGAATAACCAGCTCCGCAATAATGCGGTTCTGATGTGTTGCGTCCAGGATGACGCGATTAACAGTATGTCGCCACACCTCATGCACCAGACGGGTCTGCTTACTGTCTGGTGTGGGCAACGTGCCGCCACCGTCGCCCACGGCCATATGAGTCAGGCGGACAGGCTTACCATCTGGCGCGGCTGCCTGAGCTAATTTTTTTGCACCCGTATCGGTGATAACGGTTTTAAATTTTCGTGTTGTGGTACTCATGCTTAATCGCCTGGATAAATGGTAATGACTTCACCGTCGTAAGTTGCTGCCGCCGCGAAAATATCCCCCGGGATCTCCTGAATGATATTCAGCCCTGTCATGTGGCGGCTGACCGGGCGGGCATCAGCAATCAACCGCTCCATTTCCAGATACATTTCCTCCGTCACGCCACTGTCCAGCGTGCCGACTTCAACGGTAAATGTTCCCGGTTCTCCGCCGAACTCCCACCACTCAGACACACGAATGAGGTATCCCAGCGGCTCAATGGCCCGGCGCAGTGCGCTGATGGTCCCTTTGTGTCGGTGTATCAGCCATGCATCACGAATCACCTGTCGCTTTGTCTCTTCCGG